CTTCGTCATAACAGTGTATAAAACTCATTTCCATTATTCCACCACCGTCCTACTCTTATCTACACCATTGTTTTGTTGGTCTAATGTAGAATCTGCTTTATCCTCATCATTTTTAGGAGGTCTACCCGATTTATTGTCGCCAGTTGGATTATAAGCACTTTGTGGGGGTTGTAACATATCTTTAAATCCTAATTCATTCTCGTAAGACAATAACGATGCTATTTCAAATTGATTTATTCCTATTGCTGAAAAATAGTAAAATGCACTTCCACCTAATGTAAATTGCTCTTTATAAATGCCAATCATTTTTTCTTCGTTAAAACATGTAATAGGTATAAAATCAATATCAAATAACACTTTTCCTGTTGATATTTCATTAAATTTCTTAAAATACCAATTACGATACTGTGCTAATACTATATCGAATATTCCACCTGTCATTTGATTGCTTGTGTTTAATCCTGCTGTTCCACCATTTTTAGATGAGCTGTTGAAAGCTATTTCGGGTAATGATGATGCATTGTAGATTCCTGTTAGTCCTGTTTGAACATAATCTATTTTAACTTCTGACTTATCTTTCATTTTTAGTGCTGTTGTTTCAAATGGAGATGTAAATGCCCCACATCCTCCTGTTTTGGCTACTGATGCTAATGTTTTAGATAATCTATCCATTGTTTCATCATCAACCATGAGATTACCATCTTTATCAAACTCTGCTTTTTGCACTAAAATTGTAAACAAATCTAACTCAGAAGATAATTGGTTTAATTCTTTATATGATTCATAGTCTAATAGGTCAGGGAATATTGCACAAAAATAAGGCGTTCCATCTAATGAAAATGTGGTTGCCCTTGCGAAATTTGGATCAAGTTGTTGCCAATTATGGTTTCTATTATCACCTAAATTATTCTTTCCTGCTTTGAAGTCATTATATAATTTTTTAAATTCTTTTGGTAGTTGTTTGAATATTAGTTCTCTTTGGGATTCTTCTCTGTATGTTTCGTCAAAATATTTAAAGTTGAATTCTACTATTTTATTACCATAGTTGTCCATTGTTTTTGTACGACAATAATCTGATGGTAGGAATTGTTGAACTGATTTATCATCTACAACTTGTTCGTAAGTGTATGCGACACCATCCAAAAGTGCCTTAATAGTAATATTTAAACAAGTTTCTTCAATTCGTGAGTTTAATACATATTGTCCAATTTTATCATTTACTTTTTTTACGTTTACCTTTTTATCGAATTGGAATCTTGGGTAGATTACGTTTCGATATTTGTGTATTCCTGCGAAACGATGGATTAATTGTCGATATTCACCACTTCGAGTATAGAAGTAATTTGATGCTTGGATTAGTATCTTTATATTTGATTCTGTTTTTGATGATAGTGCTTGTTTTAATTGGTCTTTTGTGTATTCTAATGATGTGTCTCTTATTTTGGTAAAATCTACTGTTGCTATATTTTTATCTATATTCGCAAACGCTTTGTTTATTTGCTCAAAGCGTGAGGGGATTTGTATTTCATCGTAGACTGTTTTTTGTTCTTCCATTAGTTACCTCCTTTCTCGAAGTAGGATGGTGGGGTATAGGTGAAGTTGAAGGATGATTTTTTCTTTTTTATTCTATTAAGTTTTCTTTCGAATTCAGTGGATATTATATAGGAAGCATATGCTACAGCCATATAGCGATCCTTAAAACCATTACTTGGCTCAATAAGTTTAACCTGTCCACCTTCTCTATCTATTCTTGTTAAATTAACCATTTCGTTAATTAAAGCACTCGCTTGATAATATTGTTCTAATATTGACATTTGATTTTCTGGAGTCATTTCATAAAATCCTTTTATTCCAGAAACTATATCTTTCGCATCATTTTCACTTATTAAAAATGCAATTCTATTTAAAGTTAAAACATTTAACATATCAAAATGAATATCAGAATTAAGTTGTGCAGAACCATGTATTGCGTAAATTACAGGTTTAGCATTAGGATAAGTACACCTTTCAGCTAATTTTTCATCATTGATACAAGTCCACGGAGTATTATATTCTACCCCATTATTTATATCTACTATCGGCTTACTTAGTTCATCGAAAATTGCTTGTCCCAATCCTTGACAGTCAAGTACGCAAAAATCAGCATTAAATTCTTCATACATTTTTTTTATTTCTAATGCTTGTTCGTCAACTCTACCACCTATTATTGATTTCATATATGGTACTTCACGCATATAATATTTTGTAACATTGTCACCAACGGTTTTTTGTCTGGGAATTGCTCTCATAATTCCTAATATTGTATGGTCGTTATTGTCGCCTGCCGACATGGCAATATCTGCAAACAAAAATCTTATTTCATTTTCTTCACTATTTTTGTTATTAGATTTAATTTTATCCATATTTACATATTTTTTATTTCCAATAGCTTCTATTTCGTTTCTTGTGTAAAATGGCTTTTTTAATTTTCTACATTGTTCTAATAATTCATATTTAAAAAATGCAGAAGAATCTTGACCAACCCATCTACCTTCAGCTTCCATTTTCCAGCTTATTGGGTTGAATGTGTTTTCCGACATTTGATTCATTATTTGTTTTAATGATTTTATTCCATATTTAACAGAAACCTGATAAGGCAAATCAACTAAGAAATAACTTTTACCTTTTTTCATTTGCTCAAAATAATCTTTAAACTTATCATACGACCAATGATGACAATAATAAGTTGACGATGCATATATTTCTTTGTTTTCTGTCATTGGATAATCTTTCCACTCTGGTAAATCATAGAATTTTGGTCTACGTCTATCAGATGCAAATTGACGTAACACAGAATTTATTACCTCTAGCTTAATGGTTCTATGTTCGTCCAAAATCAGAACGTGACACCTCGCACCCCTCGCATTGTCATTAGCTACTGCTATTTTAAACGAACTTCCACCAACCCATGCAACTCTTGCATCATTTATTGAATCACTTAAATATGAAATTGAACGCCTTAAACATTCACTATCATCATAAAAAGCTTTTATATATCCTATAACTTCCATACACATTCTTTTTTGCCCAGCACTAATTACAATTTTACTCCCTGGGTATAAATTTGCCCAACAAATGACAAAAACTGCAAGCATCCAGCTTTTAGATAATCCACGGGCGGCTAGAAACATATTGTAATCATTATGAAACATTTGATATAATATTATTTTTTGGAATGGTTTTAATTTGATTCCTAAAAAATCTTCTGCAAAAACAAATGGGTAACATCTATAAAATGAACTCCATTCAGATACATGGTCTAAAAAATCTTCAGACACATCTAACTTGTTAACATCAGAAGAAAATATATTTATCGGTTTATTGGTATTCCTAGCCACTCATATCATCCTCTTCTTCATTTTCTTGCGGAGATGATAAATCAGGAGTATATTTACTCAAATCTTTATATAATGCATCTGTAAATTGAGTTTTTTGACCATTAACATCTAATAAATATCCATAGAAATATAATTGCAATAATTCTTTAATTTCATCTTTATTACCCAAATCTCTTTCCCAATCAAACACTGGTCTAGTTGTTTCTATCTTTTTTATAAATAAATCATAAGCCCCTTTATTAGAATTATCTTCTTTCTTTTGAATCGCTTTGATATTTAAATCTGAAGATAATTTAGAAATCATATCAACAACTTTAGATAAATCTGCAACCCTATCGCCATTGCCTATCATAGTTCTTTTCATAAGTTCTAATTCGCATAAAGTCTTATAATCTGCCTGTTTTTTATAATCCATTAAATCTTCATCTTCGTTTTGCATAAAATTGTCATACATTTCTTGCAATTCAAAATAATCTTCGTTTTTCTTACCATGCCCCCAAAAACTTTTCATATAATCAGTTACTTCTTTATTGCTAACTTCTTTAATTTTACTATTTAATATTTTTTCATGTTCAATTTGAATATCAACAGTATCAGAATATTTACAATTTTTATATTTAGGTTTTAAATTAATTAAAGATATATATTTACCTAAAAATGTTGCATTAGTTATTTCTGGATTATTTTTTACTTCCATAAAAACAGATTCAATTAATGGTTTGTCTAATTTTCTTAGTGCATCTTTAATACTTTCCATTGTTACTGTTTTTAAATTTGGATCAATTGAAGATTTTCTTAGGCAAGTTTTACAAGTTGTACAATATCCATCATATTGTTCATATTCTTCTCTCGAAGATTTATAAAAATTGCTTAATGCTTTTGGTTTATCACTGCAACCACTACTACATATTATTGTTTTTGATGTTTTTTTATTTTTAGAACTTGCCATCTAATCACCACTCTTTTATATTCTTTTTAATTTATTTATTCATCAATGTACTCCCATTTTAACTGTTCGTTTGTTACAGGATGTCTGCCTGCATGTTTCCTTTTACCTTTACAACAATCTATTATATTACTAACACCTCTTAAATTACACCATTCACAAGCACTTGTTAATGTAGGAAATACTTGTCCTGTATTTAAACATTTTACTTTTCTTGCTCTGTCGTTAATATATTCTGGCTTTTCATAAATTTTATTTTTATCATAAAACGACCATTGTAATCTTTCACCAGTTATGGGATGTTTACCTGCACTTTTTCTTTCTCCTCTACAACAAGTGGTTATAGTACCATGTGTGAGATTATATTTTTCAAGTGCTTCATCTTCACAATTAAAAATTTCACCAGTATTTAAACATATGATTTTTTTGGCGTTAAGACTGTTAGCACCTTTAGATTTTCCATTTCTTCTATGACTTTCGGCTTGTTTCGCATGAAGTATTTTCCTTTCTTCTTCACTAAAACCAGAATAAGGATTTGCATAGCCCCCTTCAGCGATATTATATAGTTCCTCACATTTTTCAGTTCCATATAAATCTATCCAATATATTTCTCTTTCATTTAATAAATTTTTATTGCACTTTTCTATTATATAAAATTTAAAATTATTTTCTTTATATTTATTCCATGCAAACTGTAAATGTTGATT